AAAACATTTGAGGGTACTCTCTCAATGATTGGCGATAAAATATTTAACTTTAAAAAAGTTTTACTTGAAGCTGGTTTCTTTGAAGAACTTAAAAAACAATTTGGAGATTTAGATAAATTTTTAGCTGACAATGCAAAAAGATTAGATGAGATTGCAATAACAGTTGGAAAAAATTTAGCAAGTGCAATAACAGGTGCAGTTAAAGTAGGTAGAGATTTAATTCCAACATTACAAAAAATAGGTTCTGTTTTAAAAAGTATTATAGATGGATTTATGGGTCTGCCTGAATTTGTAAAACAAGTTGGTCTTATTGGTGCTTTGTTATTTGGAAAAAAAGGTGTAGCGGCTTTAGCTGGAATTTCTTTTATTTTAGATAAAATAGATGACTTAGTAGAAAAAACAAAAGTTGAAGCTGGAATTATTGATAAAGAAAATCTTGATCATGTAAGTACAAGATTAAAAATAATTAACGATCAATTAGCATTTGGTACAATAGAAATAGAACGAGCAAAAGTTAATTTAGAAGGCGAATTTGAAATAATAAAAGATATAGTAAAATTAAATGATGTATCAATAGAACAACTGAAAAAAGAAAAAAAAGAGTTAGAAACAATATTATTTTTAGGAAAATTACAAACAGAAAATCAGTTTGAAAAAAATAGGCATTTAAAAGAAACAACAAAAGAAATTGAGAAACAAAAAACACAAAGAAGATTTATTAAAAATGCTTTTGAAGCAGATTTAGATTTAGTTAAAAGACTAGAAAAAGCAGAAAAACAAAGAACAGATAGATTAATAGGTTCATCAAGAAATATATTTGACGAACAACAAAAATTAATTTTTAAAACTAAAGAAGAATTATCAACAAGACAAAAAATACACAAAACTATCAAAGATCAAAATAAAGATTTTTCTATAGCTAATGAAACGACAGATTTAATAAAATCAAATGTAGGTTCTGTATCAAGGTCAATCGCACAATCAGTTGTTTTAGGAAAAAGTCTTAATAAAACATTTAAAGAATTTGCACAAAATATTATGGTTGAAATAGTCGCTAAAACTATTGAAAGAATTGCTTTATTAGGTATAGAAAAATTATTATCAGAAACATTATTTAAAAAAGAAGCTGAAAAAGAAAATGCAATAAGAAAACAAAATACAGCTTTAAAACAACAAATAGCTTTGCAATTAATTTTAAACGCTATTGGTGGCGGTGGCGGTGGTGGAATACCTTTCTTTAATAAAGGTGGTTCAGTAAGAAAAAATCAACCTGTTGTAGTTGGTGATAGTGCTTCAGGTAGAGGTGGTGAATTGTTTGTACCAAATTCATCAGGTCAGATTATTCCTAATTCAAGACTTGGTTCTATGGGTGGTGGAGTCAATGTTAATTTTAATATTAATACTGTAGATGCTTCTGGTTTTGAAGATTTACTTGTAAGATCAAGAGGTACAATAACTCAACTAATAAACAACGCAGTAAATGAAAAAGGAAGAAGTAGTATAATCTAATGGCTGGTGCATTTCCAATATCTTCTGCTGGTTTCTCAACTCTTGGTATCAAGAGCATACAGAATACAATTATTTCAAAATCACAATCAGGTAAAAAACTTGCAAGACAAATAGATGGTCAAAGATTTGCTTTTACTGCACAAATAATTACAGGAAAAAGATCAGATATTTATGGTGAACTTATGGCTTTTATTATTAAGCAAAGATCACAAAAAGAAAACTTTACAATCATACCGCCAGAAATAGAAGATGCTAGAGGAATTGAAACAGGAACATTAGCTGTAAATGGAAGTCACACAGTTGGAGATACAACGATTGCTATTGATGGATTTGCGGCTGATACAGCAAATAGATTAAGGGCTGGTGATTTTATAAAATTTGCACATAGTAAAGTTTATATGGTTGTAGCAGATGTAACAAGTTCTTCAGGTGCGGCTACTGTCACTATAGAACCACCGCTAACTACAGCTTTGTCAGATGACGAGTCTGTTACTTATGATAATGTTGCTTTTACAGTTCATCTTACTAATGATGTTCAAGAGTTTGGTGCTGTAAGTGCAGATAAAGATGGTAATGTTTTATATCAATTTGAATTAGATGTAGAAGAAACCTTGTAATGAAATATAAAGTCACTTATTGGCTTAATGCAGATTTTGTAGCTGAAGAAATTATTGACGAAGAAAATATAAACTTTAAAAATAATGATCTTGGTAAATATAATGAGCCTACCAAAAATGCAAAATATAAGGTATTAGATAGTATTAAAATAATTAGAAGAAGTTACGAAAAATATGACGAGAAGCCTAACATCAGCAACAAAGACGGAACTAGCGACAAATGATATTAGACCTGTCCACCTTATAACGATTGGTTTCGGTACTCCTGTAAATATTACTGATTGCTCTTTTCCTATAACATCTTCAGTTTCAGGAAGTTCAGTTACATATATAGCAAGTGATTTTATAATGGGTGTTTCAGATTTTACAGAAGAAACAGATGTTAATTTATCTCCAATATCTATTATTCTCTCAGGTGCAGACCAGACATTTATATCAACAGTATTAAACGAAAATGTAATTACAGATAGTGTTACAATATTTAGAGGATTTTTAGATGACAACAATGCTTTGATAGCAGACCCTTTTTTACTTTACAAAGGAACAATAGATAATTTTTCAATAGGTGAGTCTGACAATGCAAGTTCAGTAAATTTAGACATAGTTTCTCATTGGGCTGATTTTGAAAAAAAATCAGGTCGTAAAACAAATAATACATCACAACAAAGATTTTTTAGTACAGATTTAGGAATGAACTTTAGTTCTCAAACAGTACAAGATATTAAATGGGGTAGAGCATAATGGGATTTAGTTTTAGTTCATTTATTCCAAAACCTTTACGAAAACCTGTTAGAGCATTTACTAGAGCAGTAACTAGCATTTTTTCAAAAGCAATTTCATGGTTGATACCAACACCTGATATTCCTGATTTTGGTGTAGGCGAGTTTGATGATTTTGAAAAAGGTATATTACTTAATAAACAAAGTAATGATGCCGCTATTCCTATTGTGTATGGTGAAAGACTTGTTGGTGGAACAAGGGTTTTTTTAGAAACATCAGGAACAGATAATGAATTTTTATACATGGCTCTTATTATGTCTGAGGGTGAGATTAATGCAATTACAGAAATAAGAGTTGACGATAAAGTTGTAACATTCACAGGTGCTATGGCTGACAACACACAAAGAACAGTAGCAAGTTCAGATAGTAATTTTTATAAAGATGGTGCAAGTTACATCACAATCGAGCCACATTTTGGTAGCGATAGTCAAAGTGCATCTAGCTTATTATCAACTTTATCAAGTTGGACTAGTAACCATAAATTATCAGGTATTGCTTATCTTGCTTTGAAGTTTAAATGGAATCAAGATATTTTTGGTTCTATTCCTAAAGTACAAGCAAAAATACAAGGAAAAAAAATTGTAACATTAAATTCTAGTTTAACTGAATCAAGTGCAACATACTCTACAAATCCAGCATTTTGTATTTTAGATTATTTGAGAAATGAAAGATATGGAAAAGGAATTGCAACTGCTGATATTGATTTACAAAGTTTTTATGATGCTTCACAAGTTTGTGTTACTCAGGTCACTCCGTTTTCAGGTGGTAGTGATATAAACCTTTTTGATACAAATGCGGTTTTAGATACATCAAAAAAAGTAATATCGAATCTCAGAGAGTTGATAACAGGTTGTAGAGGTTTCTTACCTTATGCTTCAGGTAAATATAAATTGGTTATTGAAACAACAGGGTCAGCATCAATCACACTTACAGAAGATGATATTATAGGTGGATATACTTTAACAAGCCCAAACAAAAGAGATCGTTATAATAGAGTCATAGTTTCATTTATAAATCCAGATCGTAATTTTCAAGCAGATGAAGTTCAATTTCCACCTATTGATGATTCTAGTTTAGACTCTGCTGATCGTCATGCAACTATGAAAACTGCTGATGGTGGATTTTTATTAGAAGGTAGATTTTCAATGAAGTCTTTAACTTCACCATATCAAGCAGAGGAGATGGCAGAAATAATATTAAGAAGATCAAGAGAAGCTTTACAGTTATCAATCAATGTAGGCTTTGATGCTTATGATTTAGTTATAGGAGATATTGTTAATATTACACATTCATCATTAGGTTTTTCTGCAAAACCATTTAGAGTTATGTCACTTACATTTAATGAAGATTTTACGATTGGATTAGCTTTAGTTGAGTATCAAGGTTCACATTATACTTTTGCACCTAAAGCAGAACAAACATCTACACCATCTACAACACTTCCAAATCCATTTGTAATTCAGCCACCAGCCGCACTAACATTGACAGATGAAATGGTTGAATATTCAGATGGTATTGTAATAACAAGATTAAATATTGCTGTTACTGCATCACCAGATAGTTTTGTTTCTAATTATCAAGTAGAAGCTAAAAAAACATCAGAAGCTAATTTTAAAATTATTTCTACAGGTTCACAATTAAACCATGAAATGCTTAATGTTATTGATGATATTGAATATACAGTAAGAGTAAAAGCTATAAATAGTTTTGGTGTATCATCAAGCTTTATATCAGAAACAAGAAAAATTGTAGGTGGAGTTGACCCACCATCTAATGTAGAAGATTTTGCAGTAGAGATGCACGGACAAGACCATTTAAAATTAACTTGGACACCGCCAAGTGCAGATAGTGATTTAGATATTTCTTTTTATGAAATAAGATACCAAGATGTTACTAGCGGTGCTGTATGGTTAAACTCATCAAATCTAGTTAGATGTCCAAGGAGAAAATGCGATAATGCTATAGTACCAGCAAGAACAGGGTCATACTTAATAAAAGCTGTTGATAAAAATGGTAACAGTTCAGCAGAAGCAACTATTGTAACCACAAATATCTCTGCAATACAAGCATATAACTTAGTTTCTAATTTTACTGAAACTCCAAATGTTTTAACTTCTGCGGCTCAAATGGATAGTACATTTCCACTAGCTGTAAAAATAGACCCATCAGGAGATACAGTTTTAACATTAGATACTGTAACAAATTTTGATGATACAGTTGGAAACTTTGATTCTCCATCAGGTGACTTTGAATTAGGTGGAACAGACACTACATCAAATCCAAACTTTACTAACACAAACAGAGATGCAAAAGGATTTTTTAATTTTACAAATTCGATTTCTTTATCAAATATTTATGATGGTAATGTAGAACCAAGTATTACTCTTGATGCAGAAAATCCTTATGATTTGTTTGATAGTGGTAGAGGTTCATTATTTTTTGACTCTGCGAAAGCACCTTTTGATGGAACAGAACAATTACACGCATTTCATAGAATACAAATAGCAACTTCAACTACTAGTTTAGCAAATTGCACATCATTTTCTGATATTACACAATCAGCAACTTTTAAATTTAAGTTTGCAAAATTTAGATTAAAATTAACAAATGATGATAACCAAACTTCAAGTAATGTTAAAAGTATTGCAATTAAATTAAACATGGAAGATAGAATATTTTCTGAAAATGATTTGACGACATCTTCAGGAAGCAGAACTATTACCTTTACAAATCCATTTTTTGCAGTTCCAGCTATAGGTATAGCGGCTCAAAATATGCAAACAGGTGACACTTTTACAATATCGTCAAAAACAATAAATGGATTTTCTATTGCTTTTGCTAATAGTTCAGGGTCAGCAGTTGATAGAACTTTTGACTATATTGCTAAAGGATATGGTTTGCAAACTCCATAAAATTAATGTATTAAAAGATTATGTCACAAGTTTCAGATGTTTCATTAGCGAATCAAGGTTTTAGTGCCTTTAGAACTGAACTCAATAATATATTGGGTGCTTTAAATACAAGCCATGTTGGCAGTTCTGCACCAAGTTCAGTTGCACAAGGCACAATTTGGGTTGATAGTGGCACATCAGGATTTTTAAAAATTAAAATAAATGATGGTTCAGATAACATAGAATTATTTAGTATTAATACAACATCAAACGCAATAACGAGTACAGCATCAGTTACAGGAACAATATCTGAAACAGACCCAAATGCTTTACCACTAGCTTTGGCATTAGGATAAGGAGAATAAATGGCGAATACTTTTAAACAAATAAATTTTGCGGCAGAGCCTAATTCTGCTGGAACACCTTATGTTGTCTATACGACAGCTACATCAACAACTACAGTAATCATTGGTTTGATGCTTACAAATATTCATACAACATCTGTAACAACAGAAGTTGAGTTAGTATCTACGACAGCAAACAGAGGCGGTGCAAATAATGTTACAAACGGAACTTCTTTTTTAGTAAAAGATGTTAGTATTCCAAATGGCTCGACATTAGAACTTTTAACAGGCGGTAAAGTTGTTATGGAAGCTGGAGATGCAATTAGAATAGATTGTTCTGTTGCAGATAAACTTTCAGGCTCTTTATCGGTTTTAGAAATTACATAGGAGATTAAATGGCTTATATTGGCAAAACTCCAACAGCAGTACCTTTAACAAGTTCTGATATTGCGGCAGATATAATCAACAATACACACATTGGCGATACTGCTATTTCAGGTTTTGATGCTTTAGCAACTGCACCAGCCGACACAGATGAATTTTTAATTAGTGATGCTGGAACTTTAAAAAGAATAGATGCGAGTTTAGTTGGTGGTGGTGGAATTACAATGGCAGATAGTTGGAGAGTTACTAGTGCTTTTTCTGGAAATGCAAATCCATTATCTTCAAATTGGGAGAGAAATGATACTGCACCCTCTTTAAGTTATTTTGGCTCACAAATGACAGAAAGTTCAGGTGTATTTGCTTTCCCAAGTACGGGTATATACTTAATTCATCTTGGAGTTCAATTTAAATTAGATGGAAGTAGTTCATATTGTTCAGCTTATATTCAGGCTACTACTAATAATTCAAGTTATATTAACATTGTAGAATGTAATACTTTTGTATCTGCATATATTACAGGTGATGTTTATAATAGTACTTTTGGTTCAGGTCTAGTTGATATTACAGACACATCAAATCAAAAAATTCGTTTTCGAATTGACTTACAAAATACTGGTACAGAAATGTCAGCAAATTCAGTTAGAGATACTCTCTATGCAAGATTTATAAGATTAGGAGATACATAGAATGAAACCAACACATATTGAAGATTATTTAGTTAAATTACACTCAGGACAATGGTTTGGTTGGTCAGATTCAAAAAATAAAATTTATGCAAATCTAATTATACATGATAAAAGTAAATCAAAACCTAGTGAAGCTGATTGCACAAAAGGTTTAAAAGCACTACAAGATGCTTGGGATAATAAAAATAAAACATATAAATTAAATAGAGCAAAAGAATATCCAAATCTAATAGATCAACTAGATGACATATACCACAATGGCATAGATGGTTGGAAAGAAACAATTAAAGCAGTTAAGGATAAATACCCAAAAGGATAATTTATGGCATATATAGGAAAAGAACCAGCAGTAGGAAACTTCCAAGTTTGTGATGCAATAAGTGTAGTCAATGGACAAGCGGCTTACACAATGCAAGTATCATCAACTAATGTAGTTCCTGAGTCAGCAAATCATATGCTAGTATCTTTGAATGGTATTTTACAAAAACCAAATTCATCATTTACAGTTTCAGGCTCAACAATCACTTTTGCATCAAATCTAGCAACAGGAGATGTTATAGATTTTATAATGTTACTTGGTAATGTTCTTGATATTGGAACACCATCAGATTCAACAGTTACAGATGCTAAAGCAAACTTTGTATCAACATCATCTGCGGCTGGATTACAGATAAAAGGTGATGGTACTACTGATGGAACTTTACAATTAAACTGCTCTCAAAATTCACATGGTATTAAACTTGCTTCACCAGCACACTCGGCAAGTCAATCTTATAAATTAATTTTTCCATCAGGAAATGTTACTGCTGGTAAATTTTTAAAAGTAGATTCTGTATCAGGTTCAGGAACAACAGGGGTTGGTACAATGACTTTTGGTGACGCTGGTGGTGGTATGACTTTACTTGCAAATGGTAGCGTAACTTCAACAACCTCACAATTACAAATTGATGGCACATATGTTACTGACACTTATGAACATTATAAACTATATTTTTCTGGTAGAATAACAAATGATAGTGCGTCTGTAAATCTAAGGTATAGAAATTCTGCAAATAGTGGATTGATTACATCTGGATATGGTTTAGCAATTAAAAATCTAGGTGCATCAGACGATCAGTTAAGAAGTGATAGTTATAGTCAACTTGAACTTTTTAACAGGGGAAATCCTGGAAATAATACAAACGAAGGTTTTAATTTAGTTCTTGATTTTATGTCACCAAGAAGTAATTCAGTTCCAACAGTTTGTTTTTGGAAATGTGGTGCGGCTACAAGTTCAGATCAATGGATAGTACAATCAGGTGGTGGTAGAAGAAATGATGGCACAGAAGTTCATACAGGATTTACAATTTATTGTTCCGCAGGAGATTTTTCAGAATTTGAATATCAATTTTATGGACTTCAAAAAAGTTAAGGTTTTTAAATGGCTCTACTCTTTGCTAAAAACAATTCTCTTTCAGCAGTTACAGCTTTACCAACAGCAGTATCAGGTGGTGGTCTAAATTTAATATCTACTCAAACTGCATCATCTTCATCTACAATAGATTTTACTTCAGGAATAGACTCTACTTACAAAGAATACATATTTAAGTTTTATGATATACACCCATCTGCTGACCAAAATTATTTTCAATTTAATTTATCTACAGATTCTGGTTCTAATTATAATGTGACTAAAACATCTACTTTCTTTCAAGCATATCATAAAGAAGATGGTTCAGATACATCATTAACTTATGAAACAGATAGTGATTTAGCACAATCAACATCAGATCAAAGAATTGGAAGATATATCGGTAATGATAATGACCAATCTTCTAGTGGAACATTAACTATTTTTAATCCTAGTTCTTCGGTTTTTGTAAAACACTTTATAGCAAGAACACAAGGTAGTAATGCAAGTGATTATTCAACAGATCAATATATTGCTGGATATGGAAATACCGCAAGTGCTATAAATGCAGTTAGATTTAAAATGTCCTCTGGTAACATAGATGCTGGAACAATCAAAATGTATGGAGTATCATAATGTCTTTTGCTTTAGTAAAACACAATAATAATTCTATATCAGCTATAACAAGTGGTGGAACTTTAGCACAAGGTAAAATGACTTTGTTGCAAACTCAAACTGCGTCTAGTTCTGCGTCAGTATCTTTTACATCAAATATTGATAGCACATATCCAATTTATTTATTTAAATTTATAAATGTTCATCCGTCTGCTAATGCTTATTTTTCAATGAATGGTAGGGATGGTGGTAGTAGTTATGATGCAACTAAAACCACTACTTTTTTTAATGCTCAACATTTTGAAGATGATAGCTCTACTGTTTTGGAATATGACTCATCGAGAGATTTAGCACAAGGAACTGGAATACAACATAGTTCAACATATGCTGGAACTGGCAATGATGAAAGTATTAATGGAGTAATGCATTTATTTGATCCTAGTAATACAACTTTTGTAAAACATTTTATAATTAGAACTTGTGGTGTTACAAATAATCCAGCAGCATTTGATAGTTACGTAGCTGGTTATTTTAATGTTACAGCAGCTATTGATGGCATTCAATTTTCAATGTCTAGCGGCAATATAGATTCAGGAACAATCAAACTTTATGGAATAAAAGGAAGTTAAATGTCAATAGTCAAGCTTAATAACAGATCGGTAAAAGATATAACACAATTTGGTTCAATATCTTCTCTTGGAAGTCTTACACATATTGCAACACAAACAGCTTCGTCATCATCAAGCATAAATTTTACATCAGGGATTGATAGCACTTATAAGGAATATATTTTTTATTTTGTTAATATACACCCAGCAACTAATGATGTTAGTTTTGTATTTAATTTAAGTGCAGATAGTGGTTCAAACTATAATGTCACAAAAACTACAACTTTTTTTAGAGCAAGACATAAAGAAGATGGTTCAAGTTCTGCTCTTGAATATAGGACAAGTCAAGATTTGGCACAGGGAACAGGAACTCAACAATTAGCTGGTAGTGGTAACGACAATGACCAATCAATATCTGGAACATTAACATTATTTAATCCTTCCTCTACAACATTTGTTAAACACTTTATAGCGACTAATAATGCTTGTGATGAAGGAAATGGCTCTCGAAATAACTTTATAGCTGGATATGCAAATACTACATCAGCTATAGATGCTGTTCAATTTACATTTGCTTCTGGAAATATAGATAGTGGACAGATATTGCTATTTGGATTAAATTAACATACAAGGAGTTATTATGGCAGATAGATATAAATTAGTAAATGGTGAAAGAATAAAACTTACAGCAAAAGAAAATGCTGAAAGAGATGCTGAAGAAAAGGCATGGGCTGATGGTGCATTTGACAGGGCTATTGCATCTTTAAGACAAGATAGAAATAGACTTTTAGCTGAAACAGATTTTTATGCTTTATCTGATGTTACAATGTCAGATGAAATGAAAAAGTACAGACAAGACCTTCGAGATTTGACAATTGGTCTTACTACAGAAAAAAAGGTAAAAGCTAAAATATTTCCAACAAAACCTTAAGAGGTTTTAATGCAATTAAGCAAACATTTTACATTAGAGGAGATGGAAAAATCTCAAACTGCTACAAGAAAAGGTATTAAAAATAAAGCTGGTAGCGGAGAAATAAAAAATTTAGGTGATCTTTGCTATGAAGTATTAGAGCCTGTCAGAGCAAAGTTTGACAAGCCTGTAACTATAACATCAGGTTATAGAAGTCCTGAATTATCAGAAGCTATTGGTAGCAAAGCAACATCACAACATTGTTCTGGAGAAGCGGTTGACTTTGAGATAGCTGGTATATCTAATTTACAAGTTGCATTATGGATTCAAAACAATGTAGATTTTGATCAATTAATTTTAGAATTTTGGAAAGAAGGAGAACCTAATAGTGGTTGGATTCATGTTTCTTACAAAGACTCATCTAATAGAAAACAAGTTTTGACTTATTCAGGTGGAGAATATAAAAATGGATTGCCTGATGCTAAATGGTCAGGTGGTAAAATTTCAAACTAGGAGATACAATGGCACTAACAAAAAAACAAAAGAAACTTCCAATGGCTCTACAAAAAGCTATATTGAAGAAACAAAAACAAACTAAGAAACCAAAAAGGAGAAAATAATATGCCCTATCATACAGGAAAAGGTTCTCATGGCGGAATGAAGAAGAAGAAGAAAAAAGCTAAGAAACCTAAAATGAATAAAAGAAAAAGATAATGGTTAAAGTAGCATCTATAACAGGAATAATAAAAGGTCTTAAACCAAGACAACAAAAAACTATGAAAGCACACGCAAGACATCATAGTTTAAAACACATGAGATCAATGGCAAGAGCCATGAAAAGAGGTGCTACTTTTGCTTCAGCACATACAAGGGCTATGAGGAGTGTAGGTAAATGAGTGGATTTACAACATCAGTTAC